GAGGCGGTACGTTCGATCATCCAATCTGCCATTCGTGGTGGTGATAAGGCGTACATTTTCAAATCATTCAATCCACCCAGGTCGCGTAATTCGTGGGTACTCAAAGAATTGGAGATTCCCAAGCCTGATCGATACGTGCATCACTCGACCTATCTAGATGTACCGCGAGAATGGCTTGGGCAAACGTTTATCGATGAGGCAGAGTTCCTGAAAGAGATCAACCCCAGCGCCTACGAGCATGAGTACATGGGTGTCTCGACCGGTGTCGGAGGTTTGGTCTTCGATAATGTGGAAATCCGAAAAATTACAGACGAAGAGATTACCCAGTTTGACCACGTATTGCATGGCCAGGATTTTGGTTATTTCCCCGACCCGGCTCACTATGCGCGCTGCCATTATGACGCGGCCAGGCTGACGCTGTATATTTTTGGGGAGCTGCGCAGGTGGAAAACATCTAACCGGGATCTATATAGTGCCCTGGTGGACTATGGATTAACTTCCCAAGATATGCTCATTTGTGATTCTGCGGAGCCGAAATCGGTTGCTGATTTGCGCGATTACGGAGTTTCAGCCCGAGGCGCGGAAAAAGGTCCGGAAAGCGTCAGGTACTCCATGAAATGGCTGCAATCGCTGAAAGCGATTGTGATCGACAACGAACGCGCGCCGTATTCAGCAGAAGAGTTTTTGAATTATGAGCACGAGACGGATCGCGACGGTAATTACATATCGGATTACCCAGACGAGAATAATCACGCCATCGATGCAGTGCGGTATGCATGCAATTTAATTTGGCGTCGCCGTGGTCAATAGTGCCGAAAGCGAGCAATTGTGATGTTTTCAAAAATAATCAACTGGATTAAGGACTGGTGGACAAAGATGATAGGAAAACAATCTATAAAACAAGCTGTTGGACAAGATATTGCCATCAGCGACCCAATGGTGAAAGCCCTGGAATCGTGGTCGAAAATGTACGAAAACAAATCCAACTGGCTGAATGATTATGTTAAATCACTCAACCTTCCAGCGGCTATCGCCAGGGAAATTTCGCGCATGGCTACCATTGAAATGGCTATTGCGCTCGATGGCTCAAAACGCGCTGATTATCTTGCAGAACAATTCAATAATGTGATGGGTAAGATACGCGAGGTGATCGAGTTCGGCTGCGCCAAAGGCGGACTGGTATTCAAACCATATCCGGACGGCAAAAATATCAGCGTGGACTACATTCATGCTGATCAATTTTTCCCGATCAGTTTTGATTCCAGTGGACATATTACCGCTTGTGTATTTATTGACCAACGCAAGCAGGGCGATTATTGGTATACGCGCCTGGAGAGCCATCAGATGACCGGCGATGGCTATATTGTCAGAAACTCCGCATACAGGAGCAGCACTAAAGACATACTGGGTGGTCAGGTGTCACTGGAATTGATAGATGATTGGAAGGAGCTTGAGCCAGAAGCGACCATTGTTGGTTTGGATAAGCCGCTATTCGCCTATTTCCGCTATCCGCTGGCTAACAATATAGATCCAAAATCTCCACTAGGCGTGTCGTGTTATGCGGGTGCAACTGACCTTATCAAACAGGCTGACATATTGTGGTCTGACTTAATGTGGGAATTTGAGAGCGGCAAACGCGCCCTGTATGTTGATGCGTCGGCCTTTGACAAGACAGCTGATGACAAGCCAATTATACCAGACAGGCGGCTGTATCGCGCGCTAAATCAGATGGAGTCAGCACAAATAGGAGAACCTGGATTTTATGAGGAGTGGTCACCGGAGTTTCGCGAAGTATCTATCAAGAGTGGACTCAACACCATCTTGCAACGCATTGAGTTCAACTGCGGCATGGCTTACGGCACATTGAGTGATCCGCAAATAGTGGACAAGACGGCAACAGAGATCAAAACCAGCAAGCAACGCAGTTACTCGACAGTGGTCGATGTGCAGAAGGCGATCAAGATTGCCCTTGACGATCTCATTTATGCGATGGATACCTGGGCGACGATCAATGCGCTCGCACCAAAAGGCAAGTACACCGTTACCTACGATTTTGATGATTCTGTGGTTGTGGATAAGGATGCGCAATTGATGACAGATCGACAGACGGTTAGCATGGGCAGTATGGCAAAATGGCGCTATCTCATGCGTAATTACGGGCTGTCAGAAGAAGAGGCGAAAAAGTGGGTTGCTGAAGCGACAGATGAACAACCGAGTGAAACTGATCTATTTCAGGGGGCATAGGGGAAAAATGAACGAAAAAACCGCTAAGAGACTAAGTGGCGTATATGAGATTGTGAATACGGTAAATGGGCATCGATATATTGGGAGTAGTGCCAATATTTCAAAGCGATGGAATGAGCACAAACGAAAAATAAGTGCCTCTTTGATTGGCAATAAACACACATTGGGACAAACCCCCTGGAACAAAGGGAAGACGGGGTTACAGAACCACAGCCAGGAAACGCGACAAAAGATGTCGGAAGCCCACAAAGGGAAACGCTTGACAGAGGAAACGCGACGCAAATTAAGCGAAACGAAAAAAAAGTATTGGGAGGAAAAGCGTCTTGCTAACGAGCGATCAGCTTGACGTATTGATGGAACCCATCATAAATCTTTATCAAGAATTTGAAGAGCGGGCAATCATTGATATTGTCCGCCGCTTGATAAAAATGAACTTTGACAGCCCATCAGCGGCATGGATGGTACAAAGATTATCCGAAAGCGGGATGCTCTATGAGGAAATATTAGAGCGTATTTCCCAATTGACGGGAAAAAGTGAATTGGAATTGCAGAGAATATTTCGTAAAGCCGGAGTAAAAACTCTTCAATTCGATGATGTAATTTACAAGGCAGCAGATCTGCAACCTCTACCTTTGAATCTTTCACCTGCTATGACGCAAGTTTTAGCCGCGGGTTTACGCAAGACACAAGGGGTAGTGCGTAATTTTACACTTACAACCGCTTCTGCTGGGCAAGAGCTATTTATTTCTGTTGCAGATAGAGTATATCTTGAAGTAAGCAGCGGGGCGTTCGATTACAACAGCGCAATGCGGCAGGCGGTCAAACAAGTGGCTTCCCAGGGACTAACCACGATCAACTATGCCAGCGGGCACCGGGATCAACTTGATGTGGCGATGCGGCGCACGCTTCTAACTGGGGTAGGGCAGACGGTTGGAAACCTGCAATTAGCGCGGGCGGATGAGATGGGCTGTGACCTAGTGGCCGTCTCTGCTCATATTGGCGCTCGTAATAAAGGCGTTGGTCCAATGAACCATGAAAGTTGGCAAGGTAAAGTTTATAGCCGGTCAGGAACCAACCCAAAGTATAAGCCATTCATTGAGACGACCGGTTATGGTACTGGCCCTGGACTAATGGGTTGGAACTGTAGGCACAATTTTTATCCTTTTTTTGAAGGAATCAGCGAAAATGCTTATTCTTCTTCCGAGCTTGATTCTTATGAGCGTAAGCGGGTAACCTATCAGGGTCAGGAAATGAGTGTGTATGACGCGAGCCAGATACAGCGAGGGATTGAGCGCAAGATCAGATATTGGAAGCGACAGGCTGGCGGGCTTGAAGCTGCTGGACTTGACAACACTTTTGAGCGATTGAAAATGGGCGAATGGCAAGCAGAGATGCGGCAGTTTGTGAAGGAAACGGGATTGATTCGGCAATCTGAAAGGGAGCAGATTAATGGATTGGGTAAGATACGTGCACTTACTAAAAAAACAGTTGTCGAACAAACAATTGCGAACATACCAGCTTTATCAAATACAGGTCGCAAGATAATAAATATTGGAGAAATAGGAGAAAATATTGCTCCAATAATTCAAAGCCGATCAAGTGCTAAAATAGTTCAAGCAACAGATGATGTACTTAAGCATATCGAGAAACATAAAGATCAATTTGATATCTTAAAAGCAAAGAATATGCTTCCTGAAGTTCTAAACAATCCTAAATTCTTATTTCAAGGGAAGAAAAAAACATCTTTACAATTTATTGAAGATTTTGATGAAAAATATTTTTTGATGATTCCGATTAAATATTTGCCAAATGAACTTTGGCTTGAAACTTTGACAATTGAAGAAAAAGAACGTTTCCTTCGTAGATGGATGAAGAGAGAATTATTGTATAAGCGGGAATAAAAAAGCATCTGGCCGGGCAGGCTAACCGGCATCAATCCCTTGCGGGTAATTGGAGCCTGATTTTCCACCTCAGATGCAATCTCATAGTAACATAGTTATATAAAAAAAACAATCAGAAACATATTCTAAGTCCTTGATAATTGCTTGTATATTTTTTGTGATATAATGCACGTGTAAGATACAACTGAATATATTTTTTCTCACTTGACGAGGCATGATCCCGAAGTGGCTTTTAGAGCACTTCGGGTTTTTCGTTAACCACAAACGTAAAAATGTGGGCATCCGGTTGGAACAGACCAACTCAAAAAAGATAAGGTGAAATGAAAGGGAACAGATAATGAACAAGAAAGATTTGGAAAAACTCGGCTTGACAGCCGAAGCAATCGAAAAAGCAGGTCTTGGATCTGATGTTTTGGATCAGATTATTATCCTGCACGGCAAAGACATCGAAAAGCACAAAACCGACCTGTCAGCAGCTCAGTCCGAATTGGATGGCGCGAAGAAGCAGCTCGAGGAAGCCAATAAGACTATCGAGAGCTTCAAGGCTATGAAGCCGGAAGAGCTGCAAAAAGCGGCTGACGATTGGAAAGCGAAAGCCGAGGTAGCTAAGGCAGAAGCTGACAAGACCATCGCGGGGTTGAAGTTTGATCATGCCCTGGATGGTGCGCTTACAACCGCGAAAGCGAAGAACGCGAAGGCGGTCAAGGCACTGCTGAAAACAGACGATCTGAAGCTGGCTGATGATGGCTCAATCGTTGGGCTGAATGAACAGTTAGAAAAAATCAAATCCGAAAACGATTATCTGTTCGAATCGGACACCCCCGATCCGAAGATCATAACGGGCGGGAAACAAACTACGGACGCGCCTACAGGATCCTTTGCAGAGGCTATCCAAGAAAGGCTGTCCAAAAAGAAATGAGGTAAGTTATGGCTCTTACATTAGCAGAGGCAAAACAACTTTCACAGGATAAACTCACCAATATTGTTATTGATGAGTTTAGAAAATCCGCCTTGCTTGACGTGATGATCTTCGATGACACGGTCAAGCCGCAGGGCGGTGAATCCCTAACCTATGCGTACAATCGCATCACCACGCAAGCGACCGCTGCTGGACGAGCGATCAACAGTGAATATGGCGCTCAGGAGACCAAAACCACGCGCTACACGGTCGATCTAAAGCCTTTTGGCGGTAGCTTCAATCTTGATCGCGTGATTATTAACCATGAAACACAGGTCGTCAATCACATCCAATTTCAGATCGAGCAGAAGATCAAGGCAACCCGCGCGTTGTTTGCCGATTGGTTCATTAATGGCAATTCAGCTACCCCCACCCAGTTTGATGGTATTAACAAGGCGGTTACAGGCAGTTCGACTGAGCTTGAGCCGACCACAACGATTGATCTTTCAACATCGTCAAACATTGACACCAATTGGAAGGTCTTTTTAGACCACCTGCGGAAATTGCGCGCCAAGCTAGATGGTGCACCTAGCTTGTACATGATGAATACTGATATGTTTGGCATATTTCAGTCAGTCATGGATCGCGCCGGAATTAATCTTGCCAATAAAGAAAACTACGGCGATGAAGTTGCTGTTTGGGGTCCGTCGCTGGTCATGGCACTGGGCGACAAACCTGGCACTGCGAACCCGATCATCGGGGTGGATGCATACGGAGAAACCAGTATTTACTGCGCAAGGATCGCGCTGGACGGCGTTCATGGCGTATCACCCGAAGGATCTCCCCTTGTTCAGATCTATCTACCCGACATGACGGTACCTGGTGCGGTGAAGTTGGGTGAAGTTGAGATGGTTGCGGCCGTGGCCGTCAAAGCCACGAAATCCGCTGGCGTTTTGCGCGGCGTTCAAATTGTGGCTAATGGGGCTTCAAGTTAAGCAGAATTTTAAATTCAAGAGGGGGGCTGAATCGCCCCCCTCATTGGAGTAAACATGAAATTTGAAAATCTCGCTGATTTTGTTGATTTGTTTGGTAAGGTGTTGATCTTTGCCGGTTTGATTGAGGCGGTCGTTCAGAACCTGAAATTGGTCTACGACAACAAAACCTTCAGACCTAATCCCGACGTGCTGGTAAGTCTGGCTGTATCGGTGTTCGCCTGCGTTTTCTTCAAAATTGACATCTTCAAACTGGCTGCGTTCAATTCACTGTGGGAACCACTAGGCAGTATTTTTACCGGTATCCTCATCAGTCGCGGCGCTGGCGCTCTTCATGATCTGCTTGAGTTGGTATTTTATAAGTCATACCAAGCGCTTCATGAAAAAGAAGTTGCACGCAAGACATCTGCCAAATCGTAAGTAAATGCGATTCTACGTTTACGAGCACCAGCACAAAGCCAAACCATACGTTGACGCGCTGATGCACGCAGGGTATCGAGTTAAGCACAGAATAGCGGAGGGTATCGGTTTTGTTATGATTGACCATGAGTGGGACGGGCTATTCGCCGGCTATATACCAACTAAATTCCGCAGTCAAATTGCCGAGTGTGAGCAGTTGGGCATACCTGTTTTTGTTTATCCACACAGTGTCCGTCCCAACATACCGTTTGACTTGACCAGGGAATTTCACCCGAATATTCGTGCTTTGTTCACTATAGCAGAAGGTCATAAAGTGGTACTGAAAAAATTGGGGTATCCAAATCCAATCGAGGTGGTCGGTTGGCCATATACAGAGATTTGTTCGTTCAGGTGTAATAGCTCGATTGAAAAAGTGCGCGTGCTGTTTGCCCCGCTCCATCCAGTAGGCGGTTCGTTTTTGCCGGATATTGATCGTGAGCTGAACGTAAAAACCTATAAATTGCTACTCGGACTGTTGGACAGAATTGATCTCACTGTGCGGCATATCGGTTCGCTGAAATACAACAACATTGAGCCTGATCAGCGCGTTAAGTTTATCGCTGGGCAAATGGATGGTTCAACGGACGACATGGATAACGCTGACGTTGTGATTGGGGCATACACATACGCTTACATGGCAGTGGCGTTAGGTCATCCACTGGTAATGCTCGGCGAGGGTGTGAGACCCCACAACAGTCCACGCTCTGGCGGCCAGTTGTTATGGGCAAAGAACTGGGAGAAATATAGGGATTACATGGCTTACCCGTTTAACGTTGAGGACTGCCAGACATCGGAGGATTTGTACGACATGTTGAAACTGGCAATGGGCGGTGATCAGGGTATTGATAATTGGAAACAGCGCTTCATTGGCGAACCGTTCAATGGACAGTCGTTTGTAAAGACTTTGGAGAGTTATTTATGAGCGTGAACTTCACTAAACGCGTTATCGACCTGCCAAATCTCAAAAATATCAACAAAGCCATTCCTGGCGGTCGTGTGGGCGTCAAAACCATCGAGGGCTGCCGGCTGGCAAAACTTGCGCATGATAGAGAAACCATCGTAGAGATTGGCGCGGCAACGGGCAGATCTGCGGCGTTCATGGCGTCCGGTCTACGCTATGCCAGGACCAAAGGCACTATTTACAGCGTAGATATTTGGGATGATGAAAAATGGCTGGCAGATTATAAGGCGAATCTCAAGAAACTTGGACTGCTTGATTATGTTGTGCCGATAAGGAAGTCATCCGCAGAAGCCGCCGCGGAATGGGATAAATCCATTGATCTACTGTTCATTGATGCTAATCACTCATATGCGCATGTCAAACAGGACTTTGAACTATGGTTTCCCCTCGTTGTCAAAGGCGGCTTGATCGCTTTCCACGATTACGGCAGCGAGGCATGGGAGGGGGTTACACGCTTCGTGGATTCAATCCCCAATAATAAATTACGGTGCATCGGAGTTCATCGGACGCTGTGGGCAGGGGAGGTGCAATGATCAGCTTGATTATCGTGGCTAATAACAAATGGGGCGACTTTGCGACTCCCTATATCGAATCGGTATTGAGGTATGAGCCGAATACCGAAATCATCCTGGTGGACAATGGTTCTCCGGAGCCTTATCCGTCCAGTTGTGATTACCACCTGATCCGGATTGATCCGACTGAACACTATAACTATATGGCGGCACTCAACGCTGGTGCACGTGCGGCACACGGCGATTGGCTAATGTTTTCCAATGATGATGTCCTGTGCAAGGGTGCGTTTGCAAAAACAATTGAGAGCCAATCTTTTAGCTGGCTGTATGGCATGGAGGTCAGGGAGAAACCTGCCAAGTGGGGTGCAGGAAAAGATTTTTGCTACGTCTATGGCTGGCTGCTGATCATGCACCGCGCCGTGTGGGAGATTGTGGGCGAGTTTGACGAATATTATCTGCACGCCGGCTTTGACGATCTTGATTATTCCTGGCGTTGCCAAGAGAAGGGCGTCCCATTAAAAATTTTAGATTTGCCATTCGTTCACCTAGCTGATCAACCTGGTAATTTTCATCGAAGAATGACTGTTGAGGGATACAAGGAAAATATGAAGCGTTCCAAAGCACACTTTCTGGAGAAGGTACTATGACCGCTTACGCAAATTGGGAATTTTACAGCACTACTTATCTCGGAACAGCCATAGCACAAGCTGCGTTTCCAGCATTGGCTTTGCGTGCCAGCGCGAAGATAGACCAGATCACCTTCGACCGCGCGGCTGCAATTTATGAGGCGGCAGAGGACACCGAAACCATCACCAAGATCAAGCTTGCCACCTGTGCGGTAGCAGATGAAATGCAGAGACAGATTAGCCAGCCGCGTGAAGTGGCTAGTGAACGCGTTGGAAACTTCTCACAGAACTATATCGTTACCAAAGACATGGAATTGACCAGCGATCAGCGCCTGGCGAACGCGGCAAAATTGCATTTGGGCAGCACGGGTCTGATGTTTGCTGGTTTTGCGGCTGGTGAGTATGGAGGAGCAGCAAATGCGAACTAATACCGCCGCAACGCTTTATTCAAGGTCAGTCGTAAGCGGTTCGGAAGTCTGGGCGCGCTCTGTTATCCCTGCCGTGTTTTGGGAGCAACGTAAGGCGGCTAATGTGATCAAGTCCGGGCTGCTGGAGGCC